TATTGACAAGATGCTTGAGCTAACTCCAAATCATGCATGGAAACAAAACAACGGTAACGATGTTCATTTGGTTATTACTGGTGGAGAACCGTTGCTAGGTTGGCAGACAATGTATCCAGACTTGCTCAGCGAAAACAAAATGCGAGACTTAGAGAATCTTACATTTGAAACTAACGGCACTCAGCATTTACATGATGATTTCCGTAGATTCCTCTTGAATGATTATCATCTACGTAAAGATCAAATTACATTTAGTGTAAGTCCCAAGCTAAGTGCTAGTGGGGAAACATGGGAAGATGCAATTAAGCCCGAAGTAGTTATTGAATATCAACAGCGCGGCTTTACCTATTTGAAGTTTGTTGTCGACAAGTTGATTGACTTTGATGAAGTAGATCAAGCAACTGCTGAATACCGAGAACATGGCTTTACTGGACCTGTATTTGTAATGCCAGTAGGCGGCACTGATGCTGCTTATTTCAGCAATACCAAACATATCGCAGACGAAGCACTGTTACGCGGATATCGTTATAGTCCTAGATTGCACGTGGATATTTGGAGCAATGGCTGGGGCAAGTAATGCCAATGGATAATAATTTTGATTCAGTTTGGCATGAAATACGAGAGATACATCTGAATCAATGTACATGGACTGTAACTAGGCCATGGTTTCCGCGTATTGATTCGTTATCCCGCAAATGGTTATGGATCAAGCCTGCAATGCGAGGCACAAGGCATGTGGCTGGGTTAACCTGGCCTGAAATATATTGGGTGGATAAGGACGAATACCTTATCTGGAAACTAAAAGGAAATAAATGAGCTATCTGTTTACTAGCGAAAGCGTGTCTGAAGGGCACCCTGATAAGATTGCAGATGCAATTAGTGATGCAATCTTAGACTTGGTAATGACCAAGGAAGATATCAGTCTTCGATGTGCGTGTGAAACATTGGTTACAACTAACCGAGTTATTATTGCCGGAGAATACAAAGGCATTTTGCACAATGAAGAAATCGACGCAACTGTACGTCGAGTGATTAAAAATATTGGTTACGAACAAAGTGGATTTGATTGGCGTACGGTTGAAATTACTAACCTATTACACGGACAAAGCGCAGACATCGCATTAGGTACTGATACGTTTGGTGCCGGTGACCAAGGACTGATGTTTGGCTACGCATGTAACGAAACTGATACATATATGCCCAGTGCAATTTACTGGAGCCATCGTATCGTAGAAGGACTGACCCAGGCACGTAAAAATGGTTTACTAAAGTTCTTGGGACCTGATGCCAAGAGTCAAGTAACATTTGAATATAACGATGATGGTACTCCGTTGCGTATTGCTAAGGTCGTTTGCAGTACACAGCACAGTGAAGAAAGTGATATCGAAACAGTTCGTAATGTTGTTGGCGCTTTTATCAGAAATCTATTGCCTGGTAAATATGTCGATGATGCTACCGAGTTTTATATCAATCCTACTGGCCGTTTCGTTATTGGTGGTCCTGATGGCGACACTGGACTCACTGGAAGAAAAATTATTGTGGATACTTACGGTGGTTATAGTCCTCATGGTGGCGGCGCTTTTAGTGGCAAAGATCCTACCAAAGTAGATCGCAGTGCCGCTTACATGATGCGTTACATTGCCAAGAACATTGTAGCTAGTGGTCGATCACCCTGGGCTAACGTACAGATTAGTTATGCTATTGGTCTTGCTGAACCTATGAGTTTTTATGTTGAGTGTGAAGACAAGGATGTTGCACGTGAACTCACTGCATTGATTCCTACTATCGTAGACTTGACTCCAAAAGGCATCATCGAACGCTTTAACTTATTCCGTCCTATTTACAGTAGCACAACAAATTATGGACATTTTGGCAAAGCTGATTTACCATGGGAAAAATTGGACTTATTCAAATGATCAATGCACTAAAAAATCTATTCAACAAAAAACCAAAGCCTGGTAAGGATAGTAAAGAGCCTTGGGTTAACGTGATCAATACAAACATTGATAACGAAGATCCAAAGCAAGGCTTTATGGAACTTGAATGGAACGAACCATTCGTGGACTTCCTAAAATCCCACGGTTACACTGGCGAAAAACCAGAGGATATCATCGACGCATGGTTCACCGACTTATGCCGTAGTATCGGGCAACAGCTCAACGAAGAAACCAAATTCGTCGGTAACGCAGATGTTATGGTTAAAAAGTCCAAAAAACGTGTTGACAACAAACCGTAATTATTGTATAATAAGCAATGGCAATAAATGTAAATTGGACATTCAGCACTAAGTGGATTGGTGATGATCACGTACTACTTGAGTTTGCAAATGGTGAACTCAAGCACGAAATCTTACTATCCACTGTGGAGTATGTACATTTCATGGAACTGCAACAGCACTTCTCAATGGCATTCAAAGAGAAGATTGACAATAATATGATTAAGACTTATACAAATGGCTAAAACCTTTTTGCTAGTAGATGCAGCGAATATGTTCTTTCGTGCAAGGCACGTAGTACGTGGCGAAGATCCTGAAACTAAAGCTGGCATGGCATATCACATTATGTTCAACAGCATTAACAAGGTATGGCGTGACTTTAAAGGTAGCCACGTTGTTATCTGTTTAGAAGGCCGTAGCTGGCGCAAAGATGCCGATGTTAATTACAAAGCTAACCGAGCAGTAGCACGTGCGGCTCTTAGTGTTAAAGAGCAAGAAGAAGATAGAATTTTTTGGCAAGCCTTTGACGAGCTAAAAGCGTTCTTCGAATCTAAATCTAACTGCACAGTATTGCAACATCCTCGATGCGAAGCTGATGACTTCATTGCACGATTTATCCAAACTCACCCAGATGACGATCATGTCATCGTGTCCAGCGACACTGACTTTTATCAGTTGCTTGCGCCGAACGTTAAGCAATTTAACGGCATTACTAAAAACTTGATTACTATCGAAGGCACGTTTGACGAAAAGAACAGGCGCTTAGTAGATAAGAAAACTAAAGAAGTATTGCCTCCTCCTAATCCTAAATGGATCCTGTTTGAGAAATGTATGCGCGGCGATAGTACTGATAATGTCTTTAGTGCTTTCCCCGGCGTGAGGACTAAAGGCACTAGCAAGAAAGTAGGCTTGCTGGAAGCGTTTGCTGACATGGATGGAAAAGGCTATAATTGGAACAATATGATGTTGCAACGTTGGGTTGACCACGAAGGTGTCGAACACAGAGTGCGTGACCGATATCTTGCTAACAAACTCTTAATTGACTTGACTGAGCAGCCCGATGATATTAAGGCAGCAATGGATGAAACAATTAGCAAAGTAACTGAGAAAGATCCAGTTAGACAAGTAGGACTACACTTCGTTAAGTTCTGCGGTAAATGGAATCTAGTCGCAATCGCCGACAGAATGACCGAACACAGCGATTATCTTGGAGCAACATACAAATGACAATTATCGCAAAACCCGTTATTAAAGAAAAGTTTTGGATCCTAGAAAGCAACGGAACTAGGGTAGGTATGATGAACTTTAATGATGGTAACTATAATGTTACTATCAACAAAAAGGATATTGTACTGCACAATGCCGAAGAACTTAGGACATATAAGATTGAGTTTACCAGCCGCGATTTGATGCACGGCGGGCAAATGACAGTTATGGGATATCCAACTGATAAAGAAGACGTGTACAACGTTGAATCTATTAGAGATTATCCCTGTTTTACAAAAAAGCCATCAAGCAAGAGCGTACATGCGGCAGGTTGGTATGGTGTTAAGTTTAAAAACGGATGGATTCAAAGCTTCTGTCCGCGGTTAAGCACTGTAGAAAACTACGAAAGCGTTGGTCCATACAAAAGCCAAGCTGATTTGCGTGTGATTCTACAACAAAAGAAGGTCCTGATCATCGAAGATTAACTACCGCGTTAATTGCGATTTCTGATAAATAATTACATAAGGAATCGCAGATGGCAAGACCAAAACCAACAATATTATTAACATACGTAGATCCAAGGACATACAAAAGCGAAGAGGTACTCGAGGCTGACGCAATCTATGCGGTATTTTTCCAAGGAAAACCATTCAATCTAAGGACTTTCTTGAATAGTCTAAAAGATTACCCTGGACCAAAATATAAAAAGGTCAGTTTCTCGAACCCCGGCCATGCGTTTAACCTAATGGAAAAACTTAATAAGTTATTCAAGACCAACGACTTCACTGTAATCGAACTAACTCAAGGTAAGCTAGTTAAAGAAAATGACCTTGTCAAAAAAACCGATAAGTGATATCGTACTTAAAAATATACAGCAGCATCACCGTATAGAAGTAGAGTTTTTTAAGATATTCAAAAACGCCAAAGGTACACGGTTTACCGGCTCTGGGTTCGAGCTAGCAAAACCAATTTGGAAAACCTATACAATCAAGTTACCAGACAATTATCGAATACTAACCAAAACCTTGTTATTATTAGATTCAAGCATGTCATACCCTTATTACCTCAGCAAGCGAATGTTAGTACTGTTCAATGAAATGGATGCATTTGAGTTTAGCCTCTATCAAGGTGATATCAACTTGTGGGCAAATAAATTTTGAAATTGGACAACTAGTTTGTCAACGGAATATGACGCTACCGCGTTATATATATATGCAGAAACTTTTCTGTATTAACTAAAAGGAAACTTTAAAATGAAATCTATTATCGCCATCATCGCTACTGCATTTGCAGTCACCGCTTTCGCCGCAGAACCAGCCAAAGTTGAAGCTACCGCAAAACCAGCCGCTGTCGCTGCACCTGCAACTCCTAAGGAGATGCCCAAAGTCGCAAACCAGCTAAGAAAGAAAAGGCCGACTCTACTAAAAGTGCCAAGCCTGCAGCACCTGCCAAGGACGAAAAGGCAGCAGCTACACCTGCTCCAGCAGCATCCGCAGCTCCAGCAGCCAAGCCAGCA